GGTTAATCCCCATCGCATCGTTTTCGTATGAATCAGCCGAATCGTAAATCACACACGAGCGCGCCACGAGGCGGAATCAGCTACCTGTCCGTATGCTCCGGCATCGAGGCCGCGAGCGTCGCGTGGAAGCCGCTCGGCTGGTCGCCGGTCGCGTTCGCGGAGATCGAGAAATTTCCGGCTGCTGTCCTGAATCATCACTGGCCGACCGTGCCGAACCTTGGCGACCTGACGAAACATCATGAATGGAAACTTGCAACTCGGCCTGACCTCATTGTTGGAGGAACACCCTGCCAAGCCTTCTCAGTCGCTGGACTCAGGCGCGGCTTGGAAGATCCTCGCGGAAACCTCACTCTCGTTTTCCTTGCTCTTCTTGAAAGCCTTCGGCCGCGCTGGGTGGTGTGGGAGAACGTCCCCGGCGTCCTGTCGGATAGAACAGGAGCGTTTGGTTCCTTGCTCGGAGGGCTGGGGCAACTCGGGTATGGGTTCGCCTACCGCGTTCTTGACGCTCAATACTTCGGAGTTCCCCAGCGACGACGCCGTGTGTTCGTTGTCGGATGTCTTGGAGACTGGCGAAGTGCCGCAGCGGTTCTATTTGAGCCCGCGTGCCTGCGCGGGGATTCTGCGCCGCGCCGAGAAGCGGGGCAAGAAGTTGCCGGCACGTTTAAGGCTTGCGCTGGAAGCGGTGGCTGGAGCAACAGCGCAGACCACGCCGAAGCGGGATACATGATTCCAGAGGTATCAAAGTGCCTTGTATCGCACGGTAGTCGGCTCGATTCCGAAACGGAAACCTTCCCCGGCGACAGCGGCGGCGGCGAGGGCTTCGACGCGAGCGAGGACGGGACCGGACGCGGGACGCCGCTGGTTCCGGAACAAACCGCTGTGCGCAGACTGACGCCGACCGAGTGCGAGCGGTTGCAAGGATTTCCTGACGGTCACACAATGATTCCCTGGCGCGGCAAAGACGCCGACGCCTGCCCTGATGGGCCGCGCTACAATGCGCTTGGAAACTCAATGGCCGTTCCCGTCATGCGCTGGATCGGGCGGCGTATCGAATCGATCAAATGAGCGACCATACCAAAACCAAGCTCGGCTTCGCGCCAAACAAGCAAGCCGCGGCTGCCCGCTGCGAGTTGACCTACGGCATCGTCGACGCGGCCCAAAAGGCCGGCTGCGCAGCGTTCCGCGCGAACGGCAACGTGCAATGTGACGAGCTGCTTGACTGGATCGCGGAGAACGGCACCGACGATCAGGAGTCGCCAGACTACCACGTCGAGCGCGCCAAGAAGACGCGAGCAGAGCGCATGATTAAGGAGCTTGCGCTTGAGGAAGCGCGCAAAAAGCTGATTGCGGAGGAGTCAATCCGAACTGTCATCACTCGCCATGTATCGGTCGCCAAGTCGCGGTTTCTGCTGCTTGGCGCATCGATCGCGCCGCGGGCGCAGCTCAAGCTCGGGTTGACCAAAGATCAGGCCGACTGGTTGCAGGAGCAGATCGAGAACGAATGTAAGGCGGTTGCGGAAACACTAGCGTCGACGCAATGGAGCGATGCGCAGGAGCCGGAGCCGATCAAGAAGCCGGCGGCGAAGAAGCGACGGGTTGCGCCGAAGCGTAAAGCGAAGGCGAAGGCGAAGGCGAAAGCGAAGCCAAAGAGGAAAGCGGCGAAGGGAAGCAAGGCACAACGCTGAGCTGTGACATGACTGCCCGCCCTTCATCCTCCGCTTCGCCAGTGACTCCCGCCGGGCAGTCATTGTCACCAGCGTCTTGTTCCCCGTTGGTGTTGTCGTTGTTCCCTTGGATCGGCCTGCTTGACCAGGCATTCGAGGAGGAGGGCTTCATCATCGTGCGCGGGCCGGACCTGATTTGGGGTGGCGACATCCGCAACTTCCACCCTCCGGCTGGCAAGTTCGCGGGCATCATCGGCGGTCCACCCTGCCAGAGATTCAGCGGACTCGGGAACGTGAACATCGCAAGGTGGGGCGATGACTCGGTGATGCCGGACATGATCCCGGACTACGCTCGATGCGTAGCGGAAGCGCAGCCCGAATGGTTCGTGATGGAAAACGTCCCAACCGTTCCGGTGCCGGAAATCGAAGGCTACGAAATAGTATCGCGACTCTGTGACAACCGTTGGTGCGGTGGAGAACAGCGCCGCCGCCGCCGCTTCACGTTCGGGGCGAAGGAAGGCGCAAGCCGCTTCCACATCCAGCCCGCCGCTCTGGAAGCTGTGGACGAGCTACCAACGGTAGTCAGCACCGGGCAAGCGGACTGGAAGGGAAGCGCCCAGCGGAACCGTGCAAGAATCGCCTACATGGCCGAAGCGCAAGGCATCGACCCGGCGCGATTCGAGAAAACGCCATTCACCACGACGGAACTTCGCCGCGCGATCGCAAATGGAGTGCCGTTGCCAATGGGCCGCGCCGTTGCCCGAGCGGTGCGCGCTGCAATGTATTCGGGGAACAGTGCAAATCACCGAAGTAACGTTACTAAACCATAATGGGGAAAATTGACATCAAAGCCGAAGCTCGCCGGATCACGGAGGAAATAATTCTGTCCGACATCGTTTCGGCCGCTTGGAAGGTTGAGCCCGACATACCCGCCTCGCAATGGATCGAGGAAAACGTCGTCTTCGGCCCTGACGCTGACATCCCCGGCCCTGTTTCCTTCGACCTTGTTCCCATGTCGCGCTTCGTGGTCGACTCATTCCAAGACCGCTCCAAGCGATCGATCACGCTCCAGGTTGCTGCGCAGTGCGCCAAAACCAAGACCGCGGAGTTCTGCGCAATCTGGAAACTCCGCAACCGGCCCGGACACTCCGCGTGGTATCTCGATTCGCAAGAAAAGGCGAAGTCATTCTGGAAAACGAGGTTCAAGGCAGACTTTGAAAACTGTCCAGCGGTCGCGCACCTCGTTCCGCACTCCCGCGACCGGCTCACGAACAAGCTTGTTCAGTTCGCGAACATGGATTTGCACATTTTGAGCGCGGTAACATCATCGGCCCGCGAGTCAATCAGCGTAGGCACCGTATTCTTGGACGAGTGGCGGAAATACCCGCCCGGAGCCGCAACGCAAATCCGCAACCGCTTCAAGTCGATTCGCAACTGGCAGTTTTTCGGGTTCTCGACGGCCGGCGATTTAAACTGCGAACTCGATCTAAGCTTTCGTGAGGGGTCGCAGCATCTCTGGTTCTGGGATTGCCCCGAGTGCGGGCACGCTCAAACGTTCCGCTTCGGCCGCGACGCAACGACGCTGCATCCGAAGCCGCGCGAGTGCGGCGGATTCGTGTGGGAAACCAACGAGAGGACGAAGCCGGGAGAAAACGCGTGGGATTGGGAGGAGTTAGCCAAGACAGTCCGGTATGAGTGCGATAATCCAGCGTGCCGGCATCGGTTCGCGGATCATGAAAAGTTCCGGCTCTACTCGACGCTGCGCCCCATTCAGACAAACCCGCTAGCTCCATCCGATCAAATCTCTTGCCATTGGTGGGAAGCATATATGCCGTGGCCGGAATGCGCGTGGCCGGAGATCGTCAAGAAGTTCCTGAAGGCACGCGTCGCGCAAAAGCAGGGCGACCTTGCGCCGCTGCGCGTTTTCGTCACGGAGACGCTTGGCGAATCATGGGAGCCTCCAGGCGGGGAGAAGATCGAGAAAGGCGACCTTGACGCCTGCGTCGGGAATCACTCAATCGGCGAGTTCCGCATCATCGACCAGAGCCGCGCCGATCACCTCCGCGAGGCTCGCATTATCACCGTCGACAATCAGCAGGGGTTCATCGTCTATTGCCTGCGCCAAGTCATCGTCGACACGGAAACGCGCTCCATAGAGTCGCGCCTTGTTGATGTCGGCAACCTGCTAGGATTCCAAGAGTTGCGCTTGTTTCAAGAGTCGCGCAAAGTCGCGAACGCATGGGTTTTCATCGATTGCGCCTACAAGCCGGACGAGGTCAAACGCGCTTGCCGCGATCACGGATCGTGGGCCGGCAGCAGGCACGCGCCGATATGGAACGGATGGAACCCAGTTCGCGGACACAAGGCGGCAAACTTCCAAGTGACGAACCAGAGTGTGCGAATGAGGCAGCACTGGAAGCAGGACGTAGAGCGCACGGGCGATGGTCGCGAGATCCTTGTCTACTCGTTTTCCAAGTCGCACTACCGCGAAACACTGTTTGTGTCGAACATCCGAGCCCGTGCCGGCGAGGTGAAAGAGGCAGCGTCGCCGGAAAAGCTTCCGCCGCATTGGTGGACTGTCGCGGCGAACGCGCCGGATGAGTATTTTGCGCAGATGCAGAACGTGACGCGCGTTCCGACCGTCGACGCTGCCGGACAGATAACCGGATACGAGTGGAAAGAAAAAGGGCGTCACGACATACCCGACACTGAACAAATGCAGATGGCCGCGCTGGACATTGGCGGCATCTGGGACCTGATACGCTAACGATTTGGACCACCCGCCCAGTTATGACAAACAACGACCGTAAAACCGGCAATGCGAGTCAGTCGGCCAACGTCGTGTCTGAGGACACGCGCCGGACTGGGTTGGGTGCGTCCTCTTAAAAAGAAACGACAACCATGAGCATAGAACAAACAAACCGAATAGACCAAAACGCCCGCGCTGCAATGGTGCAGATCATGCGCGACGACACCGACGACATCCTCGATTGGAAGACAACAGCCCGCACGGCCTACAGTCTCGCCTTCGAAATGGAACACGCCCGCGCGGAACTCCTCTCCACAAATAACTTGCCAAAACAGGAATGATGTGGCCAAGCATATGAGCAAATGGCTATCACAGGCGAACTTGTAGGATTGGACGCGGACACGCTGACCACGATGCGCACCAACGCCATCGCGGAGCTGAACGCAGCATTGACCGCGGGCCAAAGCTACAGCATCGCGGGACGCAGCCACAACCGCGCGAGCTTGGCCCAGATCCGCGCCACGCTCGCCGAGATCAGCCACGCCCTACAGGTTGCCCAGGGCACCAAAGTGACGCGCACCTACGCCAACTGCTCCGCTGACCCCGAATAATCATGCCCCGCGAAGTCACAGCACGATACACGCTCCGCGAGCGGGCCGGAATTCTCGGGCGAGCGATCAAAGCCGCAGGCCGCGGAGTCATGGCCGCAACGACCGGACGACCCTACAACGGCGCAGTGCGCAACCGATTGCGCCAGCGTCCAGCGCGCCGGCTTGAGTCGCGCGACAAGTCACTTGATCTTGGAGACAGGGAAAGCCTTATCAGCGAGGCCCGCGACCTTGAAGCCAACGTCGGGCTTGTGGGCGCCATTGCGGACAAATACGCGGAGGGCGTCGTTGGGCGTTGCGAATTGCGTTGGAACACCGGTGAACCAGACATCGACCGACGCTACAGAGACGCATTCGTTGAGGAGCAAGACAGCATCGACTATCGCGGGGAGCATGGATTCGCTCAACTGACACAACTGGTTGTCACTCAGGGGCTATTCTTGGAAGGCGACATTTTCGGCCAGCATCGGTTGCAAATGTCGTCGGCAGGTCGCCCGATCGGCTACGGCGTCAACCTGATCGAGGCAGACCGCATCGGCTCAAGCCGCACAGGCGATCACGGCGTTGATATGGGCAACATGGTTGGCGGATGCGTGCTGGACGCCGCAGGACGCGTGACCGGATACCAGCTCCGCGACCGCGCCCGCTGGGGGCAGTTCGAAAATGCGCGCATCATCCCCCGCTCTGAGATCGCTCACATCAAGGACACTGGCCGGCGCGTCGATGCGTATCGAGGATTGACCAAGCTTCACGCCGTGCTCGACGCAATCCGCGATTGGCAAGAGACGACGGCCGCGCAGGTTTTGACGGCAAAGGTTCATTCCCGCCATGCGATTATCAACAAGACCGCGAGCGGAGGAATGCAAGTTTCGTCGGCGGGATCTCACCCTGGTATGGACACGCGAACGGATCACCTCGGCAACGAGGAAGCCAACGTCGAGGAAATCGGCGACCAGTTGATCCGATACGTTTTCCCAGGCGAGGACGTGACCGCACTCAAAGCGGATGTCCCTTCTGATGGTTGGCTCAACCTCATGGAAATGACCGTTGCGCACATTGCGCGCGGTTGCGGGCTCCCGTTCTCCGTCGTGTGGCGCATGGTCGGCACGGGTCCAGCAGTGCGGGCCGACATGGAGGAGGCAGACCGGAAATTCATCAAGCTGCACAGGCTCCTTGTGCGCTCGTGGTATCGCCCGATCGGCGCGCGCTTCATTCGCGCCAAGATCGACGCCGGACTGTTGCCGGATCACCCGCGCTGGTGGGCGATCGGCGCACGCAAGCCGCGCAAGCAGTCGATCGACTTTGGCCGCGATATGAAGGTTGCCGAAAACCTGATGAAATACGGCGTCATGGACGAGTTTGATTTTTGCGAATCGTGGCTTGATACCGATTTCGAAGACGTCGTCGAGCAAAAGGCCCGCGCGGCGAAGCTGATCGACGAGGCAGCAGCGCGGCACGGCGTCGAGTCGCGAGAGGTCCGGATGCTGACGCCGAACGAGCAACCCGAGCAAGTCGCAGTGATGACAGAGGATTGACCCCATGAGCACGAATCAACCAACGCCGCGCGACCTGCACCGAATCGGCGCGCAAATCTACAACAAGCCGTGGGCGATTACCGATGAATACATGGACCGTATCTGCGGCATTTTCGAGCACGCGAAACAGGCGGGCTCTGGCGCAGTGCATCCGGATTTCAAGTCGCTGGACGACTTGTTTGATGTCGCCGGCACATCGCGCACGGTCAAAGGAATGACCGCGTTCCCTGGAGGCAAAGAGCAGAGTGAATTCGCGCGCCGAATTGCAATGATTCAAGGAGTCGCCGTCATTCCGGTTTTTGGCGTCCTGACTCCGCGCGCCTCGTGGATGGACAACGTATCCGACCTGACAAGCTACGAGCAACTGGACCGCATGCTTTCCGACGCGCTCGCCGTCGACCCTTCCGCAATCGCACTTGAGATCGACAGCCCCGGCGGCAACTGCCTCGGATTGGAGGAGATCGCCGCCCGCATCAACGAGCTTGCGAGCATGGCAGCAACACCGCCTATTATCGCCGTTGTGAATCCGTTCTGCGCGTCCGCGGCCTACTACATCGCATCGCAGTGCAACAGTATCCACATTGACCCGAGCGGCATGATCGGCAGCATCGGCACGCTCTGCCGGATGACCTATCAACCGCTGGAGTTGCACACGGTCAAATCCGCGGAACTCAAAACCATTGCGCAAGGCTCCATGTCGCTTGCGCAGTTGGAGGACATCGCCGCCAGCGTCCGGACGTTTTTCGAGCAGTTTCGCAACGCGATCGAGCGCGGCCGGCCGCGGCTGGACGTGGACGCGGTAGCGACGGGGCAAATGTGGATCGGGCAAGGCGCGGTTGAAGCCGGTATCGCCGACCAGATCGGCGGATTGCAAGGCGTCATAGATACGTATGGCGACGATGAATTCGACGACGACGGTGCGCTTGAAATGCTCTACCAGAGCGAAAGTGACTATACCGTTTTGTAGCGGTATTCACCGAAAAACGCCCGTGAAAAAAGTTTTCAAAAGGGCTTGACGATCAGGAAACAGCATGAAACAAGCAGCATTACAAAGCCAAAACGGAATGGCCAACAAAGCAAAATCTCAACCCAGCCAGCCGGCAAAAACCGGCGAGTCTGTCACCGCTCCAACCCGCGCCGCTGTCGGCGTTCAACGCTCCGCGAATCGCGGCCCCGTTGAGATCGGAGCAGGCATGATCGGCAAGGGTTCAACCGCTCCCGTCGAGGTCGGCATCCGCTAATTTTCCGCAACGCAAACCCACTCCCGCAAAATGACAATCAAACTCTCCGCTGAAACCCTCGCCGCTCTCGGGAACCCCAAAGACCCGAAGCTTGCCGCCGACGCGTTCCGCGCCACCGTTGACGCCGCCGACGAAGCGCGCAAAGCGTGTGAGGCGTCCGTCGAAACGTTCAACGCCGCTGTCGAGAAATTCGAAGCCGCCACGAAGAACTACGCCGCGGCCGCTGAGAAGTTCGACGCCGACGCCAAGGAAAAGGCCGACAAGCTCGCCGCACTGGTCGCCGACTCGGACAGTGTCGCCGCCGTTGCGGAAGCCGCTGCGTCGACCGTCGCCGGCAAGGCACTGACCGCTGCCGGAGCCAATCCGAGCACGGACGCCGCTGGACCTGACGCCAAGACCACCGACGCCACCGAACAGCCTGGATCGAACAGCGAGAACAAGCTTGCCGAAGCGTTGGAGGCGAAAGACTACGTCGCCGCGTATCCGCTTTCCGACGCCGCGCAGGCCGAGTTCCCGACCGCCGGCGCATTCGCTGCCTACATGCGGCAGGCCGACGCCGGTCGCGTCGATCCGTTCAAGGCTGACTGATTCACTCCCCGAAACGCCACCTCAACACACCCTGAAAAATGGCCCAACTTTCCGCAAACACCGAACGAACCTACGCAGTCGGCGAGCATCGCGACACGAGCAAGCCCGTCGACGCGTCCGCCACGATCTACAAGGGCGCATGCCTCGGCGATGACGCCTCCGGATACGTCCGGCAACTCCAAGACGGCGACCCGTTCCGCGGGTTCGCGCTTGAGAAAGCCGACAACTCCAGCGGCGCGGCCGGCGCAATCAACTGCGCCGTGCGCTACCGCGGCATCGTGGAACTGACTGTCACTGGCGGCGCGCTCAACAAGACCAACGCGACCGTCTACGCGACCGACAGCAACACGTTTTCCATCACCGACAGCGGCAGTGATACCGCGATCGGCGTGATTCATCGCCACGTCAGCGGAACCACTTGCATGGTCCGGTTCGATGCTACGGCGGCAAGCGCGGGCGCGGTCAGCTCGTAATCCGATCACAAGCGACAAGCACTCAACACACAGCACATCATGGCAAACTTTCCAAACAACACGCATCCGCTGGTAACCGCCAAAGGCGTCCAAGGTCGCGTTCTGCAAGCGATCGAGGAGCGGCCCCAGACCGCGCTTATTGACGCGATCACTACGCAGATCGACGCGGACAACGTCACCGAAACCATTGCGTCGCTCGGCACCGTGCCGGCAATGTCGGAATGGGTCGGCGAGCGCAACGAAAAGGGCTTTCGCGAGCACAGCGTCAACGTTACGTCCAAGGACTACGAGTTGACCATCCCCGTGCCGCGCCGGCTCCTGCGTCTCGACAAAACCGGACAGGCTCAACTCGGCAACCTCGCCGACCAAGTCGCGCTGCGCGTCGCCAATCACCCGCGAAAGCACTTGTTCGACGTGCTCAACGGAACCGTGACCGCTACCGGCTACGATGGCGAGGCGTTGTTTTCGGACTCGCACGCGGCCGGCGATCAGTCGATGGACAACAACATTGACGCGGACATCTCCACGTTTCCCGTCACCACGCACGGCACCGTTGCCGAGCCGAGCCCCGCGGAACTGATCTTCGCTGTAATGCAGGGCGTCGAGCAAATGCGGACGTTTGTTGACGATCAAGGCGAGGTCATCAACGAAGACCTTTCCGAAATGGTCGCGATTCTGCCGAGCCGCTACGAGACGGCGGGCCGCATCGCCTTTGGTGCGAACGCGATCAACCAGCAGGACGGAGCCGGACCCAACCCTCTCGCCAGCGAAGGGTTGAACATCACGCCTGTCTATTCGCCGCGGTTCACCGACACCGACGCCATTTGCCTCTTTGAGGCCAACGGCCCGGTCGCGCCGTTCCTGCTCGTGGAGCTTGAGCAACCGATGATCGACGTGCTCGGCCCGGAGTCAGAATACTACAAGCTCAACAACCAGGCGTTGATCCTCGCGAACCGCGCCTACAATCTCGGCATCGGTCGCTGGGACAAGGCTTGCAAGATCACTCTCGTTTAGGACTCTCGCCCACACATCCCCCACTAGCCGCCGTCCGGGCCACCCTCCGGCGGCGGCTTTTTTGCGCTTTTTGAAAATGGCAATTGACTTAACACAACTCAACACCGACTTGGGACACGTCATTGCCGACATGCCGCTGACGATTACCTACTCCGGACTGGACTACACAGCGGCGGAAGATCCGCAACCGGGAATGCTGGAGATGGAGAGCGGCGGTTATGTCGACTCACAACTCAAGCGGATCATCGTCCAAGTTTCCCAATTCGCCGCCGAGGGTGAAGCGACTCCGACCGAGAACGCAGAGATCACGATTGAGTCGGAAACTTGGATCATTCACGAGATCGAAAAACACCACGACCGCAACGCCGAGACATGGACGTTGCGCCTCAAACGATAGGATTCACACATGGCCATTGCAGCATCGGACATCAAAGTTAAGCTGAGCATCAAAACGGGATCGGCCGGCAACAGCGCAGCCCAAGCCGACCCAAACGCATCGCTCGGAAAATACATCTCCACCACCGAGGTCGGAACGAGTCTTCATGATCTGTTCGACGCGATCAGTGGAACGGAAAACGCGGCCAGTGACGTAGAATACCGCTGCGTGTTCATTCACAACGCCCACGGCAGCCTGACCGCGGAATCCGTCAGCGTCTACATCGACAGCGAAACCGCGGGCGGCGCAAGCATCGCGCTCGCAGTCGACGGCACCGCTGCCAGCGCGATCGGTAGCGCAAGTGCGCAGGCCGACGAGGTCGCCGACGAATCAACCGCGCCGAGCGGCGAGAGCTTCAGCAGCCCGACCACGGACGGAACCGGAATCAGCGTTGGCGACATTGCGGCCGGCGAGTGTCGCGCGATCTGGATTCGCAGGACGGCAGCCGACACCGCCGCAATCGACGCGGACGGGTTCACACTCGGAATCGCATGGGACACAGCCGCATAACATCATGGCAGACTCAGTAGCCAATTTCGCGTTTAGCACGGTAGCAACGGCCCCGAGTCCGGCGACGACCGGGACAAGCCTCGTTGTGGCGTCAGGCGAGGGGACGCTGTTCCCTGCTGTGCCGTTCAACGCCGTCGTTTACCCGAGCGACGCGGACCCGAGCGCGAGCAACGCCGAGATCGTGCGCGTTACTGCTGTGAGTACGGACACGTTGACGATCACGCGCGAGCAGGAGAGCACGAGCGCGCGCACGATCACGACAGGTGACCGGATACACGCCGGCGTAACCAAGGCGTTTTTAGATTCATTGGTGGCTAAAAGCCTTTTCAACGCCAACACAATTCTTTCCGCTGATAGCGACGACACGCCAGCAGCGCTGTCTATTGCCGCCTCTAGTATTGTAGCTCGACTCGCCTCTGGAAATATCAAGGCCGCAACTCTCACCGAGATTCTAGACCTGGTGGGCAGTGCTGCCAACGGTGATATTCTCATACGCTCAGGCGGATCTTGGACTCGTTTAGCAAAGGGCACGGACGGCCAAGTGCTCACGCTGGCCAGTGGCGTGCCAAGTTGGGCGGCGGCGACTGGCGGCGGCGGCGGCGGCGGCGGCGGTGGCGGTGTCTGGTCGTTGCTGGAAGAGGTTGCGTGCGCCTCGCAAAGCGAAATCGATTTCGTCGGCGACGGCGTCAATTACGATGATCTGACCGACACTGCGTTTGAGGAGTTCAAGATTGTTTTCGACGGAGTGGAGCCATCTGCGACGTCGCAGGGCCTCATGAGGGTAATCGAAAACGGAGCTGCCATCACTTCAAACGTCTACCATTACCATTCCGCATACATCACGGATGGCGTGAACTGGCAGCATCACAAAAGCACTGGCACCTCATTGGGATATATCCACCGCGCGAGTCATGCGTCCGTCTCGATGTTCTCGGCGGAAATTATTATTCCGCGTTGGTCGCCAACTGATTACCCGATGTGGCGTTCTCATGCGACGCTGTGGGCGAGCTTTCAATCAATCGGATACAGCGTTGTCGCGTGCGGTCTGAACGCAGATTACGCAAATATTGAGGGCGTTAAATTGTACCGGAACACCGGCGACTGGGGCACAACAGGATCAATCAAACTCTACGGAAGGGCGGCGTAAAATGGCGTTAAAAATCCACAAGCACGGAATCACTCGAGACATGACGGCCGACGAGCAGGCGGCCCATGAGGCGGAGCAGGCAGCGCAGGCGCAACGTGAAGCCGAGGAAGCTGCCGATCAGCGCATTCCAGACATCAAAGCTGCTGCATGTAAAGTTATCACCGACCGCTACCCGGAGTGGAAGCAGCGGAACATGATCGCGCGCATGGTTGAGCTTAACACCAAGGCAACGCCGACAGTTGATGAGGAGGCTGAGAGCGCAGCTTTACAGGCTATTTGGGATTGGGTGAAATCTGTTCGCGCTGAGTCTGACAGACTGGAGGCTGATGTTAATTTGACCGCCAACGACGCCAACTGGCCTGCATGATCGCCGCGAACTACATAGGCAAGACCTACGTCGTCAACGGCTACGCCGAAACAGCCGGCACGTCACGCAGCAGCAAGACCGTTGACTCGTCGTGGTCCGTGCGCGCCCGCGCCATCGACACGGCCGCGGCATCGTGGAGCGTGCGAGCCCGAGCGACTGACACGCAAGCCGCTACATGGAACGTGCGCAGCCGCGGAATAGACACCGCCGCCGCAAGCTGGTCTGTCCGCGCGCGTGATGCCGGCACTGTAGCCGCATCGTGGAGCGTGCGAGCGCGCGACACAGAGACTCTTGACGCATCATGGAGCATCATAGAGCGCGGCACTGACACGCAATCGTTGACGTGGGACGTGCGCAGTCGCGACACCGACACTGTAGCGTCATCGTGGAGCGTCAGAACAAGGGATACCGAGACACTTGACGCGTCGTGGAGCGTGCGAGATCGCGGGATTGATACGCTGGCGGTATCTTGGAACGTTGAGGAGCCGCCTCCAGATTCAACGTTCACGATCACGATCACTCCGACCACATCGACTGCAGGCGCGCCGACGATCGCGACCGCGACCAGCACGGAAACGTTGGTGACGATCGTCTAAATCGAAAAACGCTATGGCAACGACAACAATCTATCTCGGCGAGGGCGACCGCGAGCCCGTGCTTGACGCTGTCATCAAGGACGCGGCCGGCTCTGCGATCGACTTGACCGGCGCAACAGTGCAATTCCGCTACTGGCTCAAGAGCGACGCAGACGCAGACGCGACGGTTGTTACGTGCTCGTTGACGGACGCGGCCAACGGATCGGTGCGCGCATCGTGGGGCGCATCGGACACGACGACACCGGGACTCTATGAGGGATTTTTTCGAGTGACATTTTCGAGCGGTAAAACGATGGCCGCGCCGAACAAGGCATACATCGAGCTTAGAATCAGGGATGACCGATGAGCCTCACCTACTCAATGGACACGTCCGAGCTAAACCGCACGCTTGCAGACTTGGCGATTGCGGCAGGCAAGGACGCTGACACGATTGTCAGAGTTGAAAGCCGCTTGTTTGCTGAGCAGGCCATGCGCCGCACGCCTCCCAAAACCCAAGGCCAGGGACGCAAGGCAGTCGAGCGCGACATCAAGAAGATCATTGCCGGCGCGCCTGAAAGCTTGATCCGTCACGCCATGAACGAGAACGGCGGAAGCGGCGACAATATCAAGCTGTTCACGGGCGACACCGAAGAGCCGTCGATCGAATGGCATCGAGCACAATTGACGGACGACAGGCTTGAGGAATACCACAACAGCCAACGCGACCGGCGCGGCAGAATCCAGAGCCGCGCGAGAACTACTGGCGGCGGGCGATGGATCGAGAACAAGCGCGTCGTCGTTCCGGAGCGAGTGCGCGCGCGATACATTAAGCGCAAGCAACAGAACGTCGGGCGATTGAAAGCGGGCTGGATTCCTGCGGTCAGGCAGTTTCAAGGAAAAGTTCCCAAATGGGTATCACGTCGTCACGAGGCCGGCGCGCGTGGAACGTCGCAACTCCGCGGAGCTGGAACAAATGCAGTGACCGCGATCATGACCAACTCTGCCCGAGGTGCATCAGAGCTCAATCAATTCATGCGTGACGTTTTGCGGATCAGGCTTTCAGCGATCAAACGCAAGATCCGGCTAATCAATTCCGGTTACGCCAAAGACATTGCAATAGGGATGCGGGTTCGCTCCCGCGCTCGTCGCACATCATAGCCATGCCACAAGCTCCAGACTATCCCACGCTCTACCAGATCGCAACCGCGCTTGAATCGGCGGTGTCGACGCTGTTTACGGCGCAGTCTGTCACCAACTACGCAGCGCGGGCGACGGACACCAAAACCGCGCCATACGTTGACGTGCAGGTGTCGCTTGGCGAGGCGACGGGCCGGCTCTACGTGGACAACGACGGACTGGCGCGGGATGCGTCATTCAATTTCGATTTAGCTCTGCGCGTCGTCACGAACCGCAACGACGACGTGACAACACACCGTGATTACAGAGCCAAGATCCACAACGTAATCGCGCAATACAGTAGCAACATCAACGGCGCGTTGACGTATCACAAAGTTGCGGAAATACATCATTCGCAAAGCACTCCTGAGCTGCAGGAAGACGACCTGCTTGACCAATCAGCAATGCAATTTTCCGGCGTCGTGGACATCGCTAACGACTCGTGGCCGGCAGCAGCGTAAACCGATCAAAACCCAAAACCGAAAGGAACAAAAATGGCAGCAGTAAGCAACGACGGAAGCGTTCAATACGGATCGCGAACCGTCCAAATTCCGGCGAGCACGGGCGACACGTTCGTTGCCGACAACATTGAAGTCTCGCGACCGACCAACGTCATTGAGCAAACCGACGAAATCGGCGAACCGTCCGGGCAAGTCTTGGTTGCGGGATTCGTGACCGGCTCCGCGCAGCTCCAGATGATCGCCAGCACAGACGCGCCCGTGCTCGGCGAAGAGTTCGCCGTCACGTTCGACGCGACCATCGGCAGCGAGACGTTCATCGTTTCCAGCGTCAGCCAGCCCGAAACGAAAGACGGGGAAAAGAAGTGCAACATCGAGTTCCGCAAAAAATACAACTGAGTCATGAATCTCCCGGACTGCATACCGGGGTATCGTGAGGCCGTCGAAGCCGAGGCGCGAACGCGAGAGGCTGCGTTTATTCGCGTCCCCGAGTTCGTCGCCGGCATCCGCGTCGACCCGCTGACCGTTCGCCATACTGCGCTGTTGTCGCAGCTAGGCGCGGAGATCGAGCCGAACGCGGAGACGCTGGAGTTGTATCTATGGGTTGTGTCGCCGGCCGGAACGTCGCGCGTAGCGCATCAACTGCGATGCGCGTGGGCGTTTTTCAGGCATGGCGTCGACGCCGTTGCGGAGAGCTTGGAAGCTTGGGTATTTGAGCAGTTCGCGGACGCGCCTGGGCAGTCTGACGGGAGTGTGTTCCGGGTTGATAACACATCGTGGGTGTCGCGGCAGTGCGACTTGCTTGCGTCGGAATACGGATGGGAAATTGACACTGTTCTTGAGCTCCCGTTGCGTGTTACGTTCCAGCTTGAGCGCGAAATCCGACGCCGCCACGATGGTAAGGCAGTCTTTTTCAATCCGTCCGACAAGGTCCGCGCGCGCTGGCTGGAGAAGGAAAACAAAAATGCGAGAAACTGAGTCCATGTTGATTGACGAAATCCCAAGCGCAGAGCTTGCCCAAGAGGCCGAGCGTTGGGGCGCGGCTGACTGGTGCGTCGGTGGCCGGATCGCTGATTGCCCATACGCAACCGACAACTGGCTCGCGTATCACTGGCGACTCGGATACACGCAACGGGAGCGCATAGCAACGCGGCTAGAGCGGGCGATCGCTGCGACGGCGCGACTGCTGCGCACGCGGCTATGGGGTCGCGCTGACGAACGGGGGGCGCAATGACAGAGCACGCCAAAGCAGTTCTAGGGCTCAACGTGACGCCGTTTATGCGCGGGCTGTCAAAGGCAAAGACCGGCATGGGCAAGTTCAAGGCTGCGATGCAGTCCAGCCTTGGTTTTTTTGGCATTGGCTTTGGACTCGCGACGCTTGGGCGATCGGTAACAGACTTCGCCGACAAGCTGATCGACACATCGCGAAAGCTTGGAGTCTCCACCGATTTTTTGCAGGCATGGAATCATGCAGCGCAGCAAAACGGCGTCAGCGTCAACGCGTCAAACATGGCATTACAACGTTTCACTCGTCGAATTGGCGAGGCAGCGCGAGGGCAAGGCGTGCTTGCCAAGACGATGGAAGAGCTTGGAATCCAACTCCGAGACAACAACGGGAACATGCGCGACACGACCGACGTGCTGGCAGATTACGCGGACGCCGTCAGGAATGCAGACAGTCAACAAGAGCGGTTGAGACTCGCGTTCCAAGCGTTCGATTCCGAGGGCGCGGCCCTTGTGACGTTGCTTCAAAACGGATCTGACGGCATGCGTGAAATGGTCGCCGAAGCAGAGCGTCTTGGCGTCGTTACTGAGCAAAAAGCGTTGGTTGCAATCAACCGACTGTCCAACAAACTCAAAGCCTTTGGTACTCAAGCTTTAGGGTTTGTGGCTCAAAAGCTTGGATCGTTTATAGACGCGCTTGAGCGCGGATACGCATTGATGGGAGCCATGTCAACAGGCATCGGCTTTGACGCAGCGCGAGACATCGCCAACGCGCAAGTTGACGCGAAAAACACCGCCGACGAAATGCGCAGAATTTCCGAGATGACGACCCAAGAAGCGGAAAAGCAGGTTGCGCTTGAGCGTCAAAAAGTCGACCTAATGAAACGGCAAGCCGACGCGCGACGCAGACTCGCCAACGCGCGGGAGGATCAGTCCAGAACAGACCTTGACGGACTCGCTGACCGGAACATCGCGCAGAACCTCCGCGAGCATGTCGCGATCAACCGCAACCGCGCTGCGCGTGTCGCTGCGCTGCGCCGATCTGGCAGGCATCAGGAAGCCGACGCGATCCAGCGATTGATAGACGCCGGCAGCGGTATCAATCTGACAAACCTTGTGCGCCAGACACAGCGGGCGAGGTTGGCCCGCGCTCACGAGCAAGAGGGACGCAGACTTGCAGAGCTTGGATTGTTTCAGCCGTCTCAGGATGCGTTTGCAACCGCGCGGCAAATGCGCTCTCATTTGTCAGAATTGACGACGGGCGAACAGAGGCCGATGGCTGCGCTTGAGGATGCCGTAACGCAGTCAAACTCCGAGTTGCAAGACCTGAACCAGCAAGTGCGAACAATGCGCGAGGCTGTCCAACAACTGAACCAATGAGCCGCATATTCGATGGCAATTTCACCGTGCCCGTCGCGAATGGACCGCGGCAATTCTATCTGCCGTTCTACGCGTCCGGCGACGTGACGACGCGCGCCTTTCGCCAGACGTTTTTCCAACGGCAAGACAGTTGGACTCCGCCACTTTTCATGAGCTCGGAGTTCATCGGCGGCAGCCCCTACTACCTCGTCGATGAGACGCCAACGCAGCACATTGGAGCCGGGATTGTTCAGTTCCAACGCGAGTATTCAATGATTCCGATCAGCCGCACAGAGACGCGGCAAATCTCCTACACGTTCCGCGGCATTGGATCGGATCAGGTTTACCCGCTCGTCACTATTTCCGGTTCCACGCTCGCGAGCGGTGTCCACACATTCACCGTGTCGAGCAATCCATCAGTGAGCGTCGGCGACCGTGTCGTCATCAAAGCAACGCAGATTCAGTATCCCGCAGGCATTCAGACTTCGTTTGTTGTTCGCCGGACTGCGTTGACCGGCACGAGCGGCACGACTGTTGTGACAGATCCTGTCACAGCACCCAATAACAACAGCCTCTATTTCCTGACCATGCAGAAGGTCGAGGACGGCCGCGAGCCGCGCACAAACGCAGTGCCGGCAATGGTAACGTTTGACTATTACATTCCCGGAATTTCGCCGAACGTTCAAAACGTCGAGGATATTCCGATATGGGAGCCCGAGCTAATCATCGACGCCGCAGGTGCGGAAACCCTGACCTACACAGACACCACAGTTCCGACGCGCACAGACTATCTTAGCAAGGTTGCCAGCGGCGAGTTGATCGTCGCGGAACACACTCGATTGACTCGCTGGAAGGGCGACATTTTCGAGGCGTCAACCCCATACGTGAAGGCGGAATGAACGCACTCACCCAACCATTCAACCCGCTCAGCCGCGCACATGCTTACTGGCTGCGCGACGTATACGCCAACATTGCGCGTTTCATCGGTCGCGATGGCGTCTCTGTGATATGGTCGACGGAGGGGATAAAGGTTGAGGCAACAGAAGCAGAGAGCGGTGGCGGCGGGCCGGCATTTCTGCCAGACTTCATGCATCGCGGCGGACTTCTTTCGACGACGCAGTTGAACCGAATCGTAGAGATTTACAATGCCGCCCGCGCAATGATCGGCCGCGGGCTCGCGGTCATCAAGAGCGCGGACGCGTTCAAGTTCACGAACGAGTCAGCCGAGCGCGGCGGCGGGCAGGTGTTCCCGTTTGTGCCTCAGTTGCGGCCGCGAGATCCGCGGCAAACGATCTTCAATCGGGCCGTGCGCGGGCCGCTCGTAATGCTTGCGAACGCATGGGCGCGCGCGATAGCAACGGAGCCAATCGAGCTAGTCAAATCGCACGACCGATACGTTATCAGCGGCGAGTTTTTCAATGATCCGAATTGTCTGTTTGTGGAGGATTGGGAGGACGAACCGACCGAAGGACTGGCGATTTCGACGCTGCAAAATTGGGACGTGATTTTGAACAACATCGACGTTCTCGGCCCTGGCGGATTTGATCCTGTCCCAGGGAACGGGAAATACATCGACCTTTCCGGAACGCTATTGCAAGGCCAATGGGCTCCAGCGCGGATCAGAACCAAAAACGACATCACGTTACGCTCGGGCAGGCAATACATCCTCAAGTATACGCTCGCCGGCGATAACCGAAGCGGCGCAGGAACGCAAGACGTCAACGTTCAGTTCCACACGGTCAACGCAACTCACACGCTGGCGTCAAACGATGGCGCGACGACGTGGGAACAGTTGATTGTAGGCCCGCACACTGGCAAGATAACGATTGAAAACACGGCCACAACGAACGCGGACGGATCGCTCGGGCCAGTATCCATTTACGTTTCCGTCTGCCGAAAATAGACCATGAAATCCATTTACATCAACACCGCCGCGGTTGATCCGTCAGCGGCATTCGTCCGCAGCCAGACCACACCGACGCCGACGCCGTTGCCGCAATTTCGCCTCGGCGATTTGGAACAGGTTCAGCTCTACTTGGTCGACGGCGAGGGAAGCTTTGACTCCGAGAGCGGCAACGGTGCGCTGACAGTCAAGTTCGCGCTCGGCAACAAGGCAGCGGAACCGACAGGCGGAACCTACAAGCTGACGGACGGAACCGACACCACGACCGCACTTGCCTACAATGCCAACGCGTCGACCGTGCAAACCGCGCTCAACGCACTCAATTCCGACGCTGGCCCGTTTTCCGACACAGTGACGGTTGAGGGGACATGGCCCTCGTTCAAGGTGACGTGGGACGGCACGGGCGCGCACGCCATGCTTGCGGTTGCGGACAACGAGCTTGAGCCAAACGCCGGTGTTGCGTTCGCCGAGCTGACCGCGGGCGATGGCAGCACGGCAGAGGTGCAATCAATCTACCTTGCGCAATCGCCGGTTGTGTTCAAGGAGACGTGGTCGACGATCACGAACGGCTGGCAATCTCAGGTGAGTTTCGCGACCTACGAGCTGCGCGACTTCTTGGCCGGCGAGGAAACCGCGGACATTTGGCTTGAGGTCGAGATCACCGACACGAGCGGCAACCGTGTTACGCGGCTACAAGGCAAGACGGTCGTGCATGGCGAGGTCATTGCGGACGACGCACTTGCGCCGGTGGATCTGCCGAGCTACTACACCAAGACTGAGTCGGACGCGGCCTACGTTCACAACAAATCGCTGGTGACAGGGTTGACTGGCGGCGGATCGACGAACCTGGACGGCATTGAGACGGCGTCGATTGCAACGGGCATCAAGGTCGCGATCGACGTGTCAAACGAGCTTTACGTCTACGAGTTGGAGAGCGGAACCGATGCGGAGTCGTCGCCCGAGATCATACGGCCTAACGATTACGCAGCTTCGACGAACGAAAAGATTTGGAAGCTCAAAACCGTTTTCAACCCAAGTCATTCTAGCGAGCAAATCACGATCACAGGAGCGGGCAACACGAACATAACGCCCGCGCTCGGTGTTCGCTGCCATACGGCATTTGTGGAGATCGACGACACCGGAGCCAACTACGCGACCGGGGACTTTACGGCATCGCTGTCTCTCGTGTCGACAAACTCGCTTGACGGCGACGTCGTCAAGGTGCGGATTCAATCCTCGTTGCCGATGGATGAGACGGTGACGGTTTACGACGCATCGACGGGCGGCACGTTGCTGACGACCTTCCCGAAGGTGGACGGAGGGACCGGCAACTATTACAGATGGGCGGAATACGTCTACGACGAGACGGACGGCGAATTCCGAGAGATTCACAAGTCGGACGCATACCCAGACAACGAGTTGCCATTAATCCCGGTTGCGTCGTCGTCATCGATCGCCATTGATTTTGACGCGGGACAATACCAGACGCTGACGCTCGCAGATAACACCACGTTTACCGCGAGCAATCAGCCAAGCTCCGCGAACTTTTGCAAGGCCGTCACGCTCAAGATCACGACGGACGGGAGCGCGCGAACGGTTGCATTCCCGAGCTGGACATGGCTCAACACTGCGCCGAGCAGTTTGTCCGCTAACACGACGTCGATACTGTCGCTCACCGCCTACGGGACAACGGCGGCAAGCGTTATTGCGGTCCTCGTAACGGAGGTCTAAAGCCATGATTCACAAACCGCACCTCAACCTGCTTGATCCTGCTTTTTTGGCGGCGGATGGGAACCAGTTTGCGGATTACGTCGCATGGTTCAAGGCCGACGAATCCGGCGCGACTGACGACCTGATCGACGTGACAGGGACCAATACAATGTCCGTCACGAGCGGAAGCAACATCCCGACAGCGACGGGTCAAATGGATGACGCGCGTGAGTTTGGAGCCGGGGCGACATACGGGGACCAGTTCGCGGTATACACCGCATCTCCGGCGACGACAGGACCGGGGCGAATTTTCAGTTTTGCGGATGGCTCTGGAGGTGTGGTTGATAAGACAATCGCCCTTTGGCTTTACGCATACGGCACAACGAATTCTGAGGAATACATTTTAGGGACGAATAGCAGTGGGGCTGAGGTTGGCGGCGATCCTGTCAACTCACGGTTAATGTTGGAGAGTTGCACGACAGCGGGCGACCCAAAGCGGATGAAATTCGGAATCTACGACGACTCATTTCCGACGCCGCAATGGGTCGAAAAAGATTGCGGGCTGATTAACATGAATACTTGGTATCATGTTGCCTTTGGAGCATACACATCTGGATCAGGTGCAGCTGTGGTTTTTATCCAGCTTGACAAAGGAACCATGCTAACAAAAACCGCCGCGCAAAATCCCGGCACCTACAATCAAGGGCAAACATCGTTTGTCGGCGGATACAACAATCCTTTTTACGGCCGTATCGATCACATCGGAGTGTGGGAACGTGTGATAGAACCCAACGCGATTGACCTATTGGCAGACGGCCGCAACTACTCATGACCCATGATCGTCGCCGACACCAAAACGCGCACAGCATGGAAGTCTGACACAGTGCCGCCTGATCCGGCGCGCTTCCGCTGCTACCCGTGCCGCGACCAGCCGGCAAAGGCCGCGCGGATCATGTCGGAGCTTGCCGCGGCTGGCTACACGATCAAATCGGCTGCGAGTGCGGGAGAATCAAAGCATTCGCAATGGGAGCCGATGCCGCGGCCGCGCATAGCGGCGGTGTGCTGCTTCTACAATCCGGCAGGCTTTGAAACGCTTCGCCGGAATTACGATCGCTTCGCAGAGCAGTTTGAAAAGGACGGATGGCCACCGCTCTACACGGTCGAGATTGCGTTTAAAGGGCAACGTTTCACCATGCCGCAGTCGGATCAAGTCAAGCACATGAGAGCCAAGGACAAGCTTTGGCTGAAAGAAAACGTGCTCAACATCGCCGCCCGCGACAGGGGATTTATCCCGCGCGAGTTCGACGCCATCGCATGGATTGACTGCGACCTGATCTTCCAAAACCAAAACTGGCGAGAGCAGGCCGAGGAAGCATTGCGGAACAAGCCCGTTGTCCAATTGTATTCCGAGATCACGCACAACGACCGCGACGGAAGCCCGATCCAAACAAGGACTAGCGTCGCCGCGCATCTGGCGCAACTCAATACACTGCCAGTCAATTTCGGAGATCACCCGCCTGGGGGCGCATGGGCCGCGCATCGCGAGTTTTTCGACCTCTTTGGGCTCTACGAGAAATTTATTACCGGCGGCGGCGACGCGCTCGCGCACGCAGCTTTCATGGGTCAGCTTGAGCCGCCGTATCTGCGCGCGGTTAACTGCGACAAGGTCGCCGACGATTTTCGACGATGGGCGTTACCGGTCGCGCGCTATGTCCGCGGCGATGTTGGGTGCATTAAGGGGCGTATTACGCATCTATGGCACGGAGACAGGGAGAACAGGCAATATCGGGAACGCACTCAATACTTGGTTGACTTTGATCCGAGCACAGACTTGCATCGCAACGTGACGACTGGCCTTCTTGAATGGGCAACGGACAAACCAGAATTGCATCGCCGACACGTAGAGTATTTTGAGCAACGCCGCGAGGACGGCTAACACGCAACGCCATGATAACGCTAATTATTATGTCACTCGGCATCGCGACAGTGATTTTGTCAGTGTATGCAGCATTTGTATTTGGCGGCATCAAAGCCAAGCACGACGCCGAGCACGTTTCAAAGGCGATTTGCTATCAACTGGCCGGCGAGGCAGTCATCGGTTTAGGCACGCTAATTTTTGCGATTGCGGCGCATTTCGGATGGCTCGATGAATGGTCGCAAGCTTTGCAATCCAGTATTCGGTTTTGCATGTTTTTCGCAACATCGGCCACCACTTACCACCTCGTCAAAGTCGTCAACAAACTCAAGCAATGATGGAAAGCTTTGCAGATGCTGACACATGGGGGCAATTTGGCCTGGTTGGACTCATGGCCGGCGCGCTCTTTGTCGTTATCGTTTTGTTTATGCGCATCAACGACCGCAAGGACGCTCGCAGCGAACGGCTAATTTCGAAACTTAACTCCGACAATACAACATTCATTCGTGAGGTTTTGCAGGAGTCGCAAAAAGAGCGCGCTGAAACTCACGAGAGATTCGCGGAAACAAACAACAAGCTATCAAGATCAATTGATGAATTGACGATTGCAATCAGCAAGTCTGATTTAACGGAAAGTCAAAAAAAAACCTGATCCTAGCGTTAGCGAAACGCGACATAACAAACCCAAACAAGCCATGAAAAAGCAAACCATCATCACACTAGCACTCCTCACCGTCGCGGCCATCATCGCAGGTTGCCAGCATCCCAAAAGCAAGATGCGCGAAACACGCAACGTCCAGTTCGCGACCGACGAATCCGGCACCGGCACCGGCTCCGTCGTGACCACGAATCGTGAGATCCTGCCGGACGGGCGAACAAACGAGGTGACAGTCGCACTGACGAACGCGACCAGTTACGCCGAAACAGCGGAGAGCAAATCCGGATCGCTCGCGTTTTTGTCCAAACAGCAGGCCGCGGCCGTCACGACGGATCGGCGCACTTCGATGGGCGGCAGGCTTAAAACAGGTCTGACCGATTACGCCGGCGAAGTGCAACCCGATGCAATCTCCGCGATTGCACAACCGATTTCCGACACTCTCAAAGCATACCTTGCCACTGTGTCCGGAGGCGCGACCGCCGCGGCCGAGGCGATCACAGCGGGCAACGCAACGCCCGAGGATTACGACGCCGTGCTTGAGGATCTGGACGCGCGCAGAGCCGAGGTCAAGAAACTCAAGAAGCAGGCGGCAACGGAGGAAGAGTGAAGGACGACAGGAAAGCCAACGAGGACACGCGGCCGAACTGGCAAACCGTTGCCATGCTGTCGACTGTAATGGTTGCGCTCGTTGGCTTTCTCTGCAAGGACATCTACACGCGGTTGATTGATTCCGTAAGTCAGAATCGCGAGGACATCCACCGCCTGGAAATCTACATCGAAGGACTAAAGCACAAATGAACGACCTGCAAAAACTTGCCAAGAAGTGGGAACTGTCGGACAAGGAGATCATGAACCTAGCGCAGGATGCCGGACTCGTCTCTGACAACGCCGTCACCGTGCGCGACGTGCCGGCCCTTGACGCGTTCGTCGCCTCGCACAAGCTCAGTATGGCGCGGGCTCGATGAAAACGATCCTCGTCACCGCTCACGGATTCAACGTCCGCGACAATGGCGCCGCCACAACCGACCGCTTCCGACCATACGCAGAGGCGCGCGGTTGGACGATGATTGAGGCAGACCGCGGTTTCGAGTTTCTGGCCGCGGCGCGATCACGCTTCCGGAACCAACAGCGCGCGCGGGAGATCGTCGAGACGGCGACGGATGCTGCGCGGTTTGACTCGGAGCCCGCTCGGATCATCGGGCTAGGGCATTCGGACGGCTGCCGGAAGCTGCTCAATGCGGCTTGGATCAGGCCGATATTTGACCGCCTGATTTTTATCAATCCCGCACTGGATTCCAATGCGCCAATGCCGCCCGAGGTGGAGCGCGTCGACGTGTGGCATGCGCCTGGTGATCTTGCTGTGACGTTTGCAAAGTGCTTGGCGTTTCACGCGTGGGGCGACATGGGAAGCATTGGCTACGCGGGCAAATCGATGCGTGTCAAAAATCACAATGCGATTGAAGTAGGCGGCAAGGCAGGGTTTGAGTTTCCGGCATTCCGCAAGCATTCAAGGATTTTCGAAAACCTCGACTTGTTCGGGGATTTGATCTTGAGCGAATAAACCGCTTGACGATACCCGCGCATTTGCGGTAGATTGCAACCGAACGCGGGCCAAATGGACCGCACTAACAGAAAAACAGATCAGATTATGAGTAAAACACTCTATCACTCCGAACTCGTCAACATCGGACCGGCGCGCGCCGTTGTCGCCTCAAACGTCACCCCGAGCAAATTCGATGGCAAACCGCCATGGGTCGCGCTGGATTTTCAAAACGGCATGACAAACCGGCTTTACAACGTCGAGAACGACGCCTGCGGGAAAGCGTTTGACGGCCACGTCGGCGAGTTGGTTTTTTTTCAAGCGTTCGGCTCCCGCGACACTGCAACAATTCAGATCACCGACGCACAGCCCGCCGCAGGAGGCCATCCGCCCACGCAGCCCGCGCAACCGCACGCCCCTGCCCCGTCGCAGGATCAGCCGCCGGCATTCGATCAAGCGGCACCGCAACCGCCGCAGTCGCAGGCCCCGCAGCCTAGCAGCAGTGCGGGCAATGTGGACGAGACGTTGGCCAAGGTTTCCAATCTCATGTGCCGCGCATTGCAGGGCGCGCGCTACGTTGATCGCTGGTATGCGGAGGCGTATGGCCAACCGCTGACGCCTGACCAGTTTCAAGCGATCACGTCTACGATCTTCATTGCCGCCGACCGGCGCGGCGGCATTGACGAGATGAGCGCGACGCGGTTGCCGATTCCGGCGCAGTCCTAGACCGGCGCGCCAAACAAACCAAACAGACAAAACAAAATGAAACGAATCACCAAAATAGAAGCACGCAACATGAAGGGGTTGACATTCTCCGAAGACGTTGCCGACATCACCGTTTTTCAAGGGCGCAATTTTACAGGCAAAACCGCCCGACTGAACGCGGCGACGTTTGCCTTGACAGGCTACATTCCAGGCTGCGCCAAAACCAACGCCGGCATTTTTTCGCTGAGCAGCGGATCAGAGATGGAATGCGGGATCGAATGGGACGACGCCTCACAATGGCGCCGATGCCTGACCCAGAAAGGCAAGTCGATCAAGCTCGACGCGACGGACAACGCACTAGACGCCGTCACACTAGACGCGTCTGTGTATTTCGATGCCAGCCCAAAAGCGCGCCGTGAAATGATCCTGCGACATTGTCCCGACATTGCGTTTGATGTCGACGAACTCCGGGAATCGGTCGCAAAGATCCGGCCCGACGATCACCCCGTTGACGTTGTTAAAGACGTGTTGCTGTGCGTCGAGCAGATCATAGATGAGGCGTTGATCGGGCAAGAGCCGGTTGACGGCATTGAGGCCGCAATCAAAGCGATCGACGCCGAGCGTAAGGAGGCAGCTGCCGCAGTCAAACGCCACGAGGGTGCAGCGCAATCGCTCACAGAGTTGCGCGACATCGTCCACGTATCCAGCCGCGCCGGCGTCGAGTTGCGCAAGCTGCGGGAGGAGCGGGAGGCGGTCTTGAAATCGCTGAATGCAATCGACGCCGTAACGGAGCAGGTCGCCGCGTTGAAAGTGCGCCGCGCTGGGCTCAAGGTCCACGACGGCGACGGCGTGCAAGAGATGGTCGCCGCCAAACGTCAGGAGGTAGGGTTTGACAGAACCGCCGACGAACTAGCAACTGTTTTGGCCGAGATCGAAGGCAAGATACTCGGAGCAATATCCGAAGACTTAGGACTCGCCGCGCAAGCGCAGCAATACGGTCACGACGTCGCAACGCTCCAAAACGTGCGACTCCAGATCGCGGAACTGAAAGCCCAGGACGTTCCAGAGATGCCGAGCGACGAAACATTCGCCGAGATCCGCGACCGCATCGAGCGCGCAAGGAAACTGGAATCTGCGTTAGGTGATTGCGAATCGGAGATCGCCGCGCTTGATCGATGGCTCGACAAGAACGAGGTCAGACACGGACAGATCACCGATGCCATCGCGGCGCATGAAACTCAGCTTGCAGAGATCGACGCGCAACCGAGTTGCCCGCATTGCGGCTCCGACTCGGAAGGGTGGCGCGAGAACATCAAGGATGGCATCAACGGCAAGTTGAGCGACGAGGAATTCAAGCTTGAGGGACTACTTGAGGAAACCGGCAAACTGTCACTCAAACGCGCGGAAGTTATCGCAACACGCGACGATCGGCGCGCCGAGCTTGAAGACATCGGAAACGCATCAGGCGACCTTGAAAAAGCGCAGGAAGCAAGCCGCGCGTCAGCGAATCACGCAATGCGGACTGAGGCACTGACCGAGCGCGCCGACGACCTGCAAAAACGGATCGACGCCAACAAGGACGCAGCCGACAAGCGCGGCCGAGTCGAAGCATTCGGCCGCGAACTCACCGCCCGCCGCAACCAGTTGCAGGAGCTACGCAACGCGCTCGCCGCCGCCGCGGCACTAGATGAGAACGCGCAAACAATCGCTGACATTGACCGGCAGGTTGACGAACTGTTGAAGGCTCACGGAGGAACCCAACGGTTAGACTACGAGTATCGCGAGCAAACCATAAAACTCCAAGAGATTGACGGCGCGATCGGTGAAAAAGACATCGAGGAAAAAAAAGGCATAGCAGCCCGCGCCAAACTTCAAGCCGTCGAAGAATCCATCGCCGCGCGCGACAAAGCCAAAGCCGAAGAAGCGACGCACAAGGCGGTTCTCGCCGAGCTCGAAACGTGCCGCGATGAGTTCATCAACGCGACTCTAAACGAACTGTCTAAACGCGCAAACGCTCTTTGCGCAGACGTGCTTGAAACTCCACTCAATGTCTGCGACGGAGAGCTTGGAAGGTGGAGCGGTCGCAACTTTGTGCGGCTCGGCAGCGCGACATTCTCAGGCGCGGAACTGGCGATTGCATACGCCGCTGTCTGCATCGCACTCGCAACGACCAGCGACGGCCCGCGCATCGCGATCGTCGACGAACTCGGACGACTGGACGCGGACACCAAGCGCGCACTACTGCTGCGCGTGCGGGAGCTGATCGACGCGGGCAAGATCGACCAGTTTATAGGGGCGGATGCGTCGGAATCAGTCGGTTGTGGCGAGGCGAACGTGAAAGTTGTTACCGTTTGGAACTGAACACTTTGAAGCCTTTCCGGGCTGTTCTTTGGGGCGCGTCCCTCCCATCAACTACAACTGCAACAATCGGGGCGCGTCAATATTAACTCGGAGAGGCTTCAACCTATCAAAGCAAACCATGAACGAACTCAATCAAAACCAACTCGCCGCAGCTACATCGACCGCTGACCGGCTGTTAGTCATCGCCGGCCCAGGCTCCGGAAAAACCCGCACTCTCGTTGCCCGAATCCGGCACATGATCGAAAGCGGAATCGAGCCGCTGGAGATCAGCGCAATCACATTCACCAACGCGGCAGGCCGCGAGATCGAGCGGCGAGTCGCGGAAGAACGACCGAAAAGATACCACAACGTGAGGCTTGGCTACGTCGGGACGCTTCACGGGTTCTGCCTGCGGTTGCTGACGGAATTTGGTGAGATGGTTGGACTACCGTCTGACATCGTCGTGATAGATGAGGAGCACGCGGCGCAAGTCTTGGACAAAGTCGTTTCGGATCTTGGTTGGAAAGGATCACGGAAAAAACTTGAGGAGGCGATAGCGCGCGGACCAGTCGAGAGGCAAGGCAGGTTGGACAAAGTAGAGGTCGTCGTCGCGGGATTTTACGGGCAGTTGATCGCCGAGGGCATGTTGACATTTGACGCCATCCTGCACATGGCCTGCAAGCTCGCAGGGAAATTGAATGAGTCGCACATGTGCCTTGGTCACATCCTGGTTGACGAGGTGCAAGATTGCGCGCCTATCGATTTCGAAATCATCGAGCGGCTGGAATTCGACTCACGCACATTTGTCGGCGACCCTGACCAATCGATCTATTCATTCCGCGGCGGATCAGTCG